AAAACGCTGCAACAAAATTTTTACAAAGCCCAATGTTAAGAGGTGCGGGTAAGTTTGGTGCGATTGCAGCAGGTGGTGCCGTAGCCGCGGGTTTTGTTAAAAAATTTATGAACGATGATCCAACAACTTATTTGTCAAACGAAGAGCAACAAAAAAATTTATTAATAGATATGGTGACAGGATCATTAGATGATACACCACAAGAAAGTCCAGCAATCGGAGATGCTTATCTTCCAGCGTTAGGCGCAGCAACCGTAGCAGGAACAGCAGCAGTTGCACCATCAACAATCGATGCAGTAAGAGGTGGCGCGTTAGGTGCAAAAAAATCTGGTATTACAAAAACTGCATTAAAAACTTTAGGTAAAGGTTTATCTGCAACAGCTTCACCTCTTGGATTACTTGCAACTGAACCTTTATATTTAGCAGAACAAGTTCAACAAGGAGACTCGTTAGCAGAGATCGCAACAAATCCATTTAACTATGCGGGTCTAGCATTTACAGGTCCTGCAACTGAGTTTGCAACAAAAGGTGGATTAAATCCTACCATTGCAAAAACAATGAGACTAGGGATTAGTCCCAATGTTTTAAAAACTGTATCACGTAGATTTGGTTTACCAGGTCTAGCATTATCACTAGGTATTAGTGGTTATGAAATGTTTGATGACTACAGAAATAAGAGAGGTATGTTTAGTGAAGAATAAAAATCTTGTGGTAAATATGCAACACGTTAAATTTAATGCAATCCCACCACTTAAGGGACCAAACTCACAGGGGTTGAATGTTCCTACAAAACAAGTTACAACAATAAAGAACTCGGAGAATATAAATGGCAGATATAGACAAAGCCCTACCAAACGTAGAGACTGAAATTAAAGTACCTGGCGAAGACGAAATTGTTGAAGCTCAACAAGAAACAATTGATGAGCAAGTAGGTCCAGAAGATATTGAAGTAACTCAAGAAGAAGATGGTGGAGCAACAATTAATTTTGATCCAGAAGCAGTTAATGCAGGTGGCGGTGAATCTCATTTTGACAACTTAGCAGAATTATTACCAGACGATGTTACAAGTAAACTAGGTTCTGAACTTGCAGCAAATTACAATCAATATAAAAATTCAAGAAAAGATTGGGAAGATAGTTATACAAAAGGATTAGACCTTTTAGGATTTAAATACGAAAACCCAACTCAACCCTTTCAAGGAGCAAGTGGTGCAACGCATCCTGTTCTTGCAGAAGCGGTCACACAGTTTCAAGCACAAGCTTACAAAGAATTATTACCGGCTAACGGTCCAGTACATACAAGAATAGTTGGACTAGCAGACAGAGCCAGAGAAGACCAATCAAACAGAGTTAAAGAATTCATGAACTATCAACTCATGGATGTGATGAAGGAGTATGAACCCGAGTTCGATCAAATGCTTTTTTATCTCCCTCTTGCCGGCTCTGCGTTCAAGAAGGTTTATTACGATGAACTACTTGGCAGAGCCGTCTCAAAATTTGTACCGGCTGATGATCTAGTTGTTCCATACACTGCAACTTCACTAGAAGATGCGGAGTCTGTTATTCACATGATTAAAATGTCTGAGAATGAAGTTAGAAAAAAACAAGTATCAGGTTTTTATAAAGATGTAGAATTAACTCCTGGTTACAATGAAGAAACAGAAGTTCAGAAAAAAGAACGAGAACTAGAAGGTGTTAAGAAAACACAAGACGAAGATATCTTTACTATTTTAGAAGTCCACACTGATTTAGATTTAGAAGGTTTTGAAGACAAAGATTCACAAGGGGAACCTACAGGAATTAAACTTCCTTATGTTGTAACTCTTGAAATGGGTAGTAGAGAAGTATTATCTATTAGAAGAAATTTCCAAGCAGAAGATCCACAAAAAAATAAAATAGATTATTTTGTACATTTTAAATTTTTACCGGGAATGGGTTTTTATGGTTTTGGATTAATACACATGATCGGTGGTTTGTCACGAACGGCAACTACTGCGTTAAGACAACTACTAGATGCAGGTACGTTAAGTAATTTACCAGCAGGATTTAAACAAAGAGGAATACGAGTAAGAGACGAAGCACAAGCAATTCAACCTGGAGAATTCAGAGATGTAGATGCGCCTGGAGGAAGTATTAAGGATGCATTTATGCCATTACCATTTAAAGAACCTTCACCAACTTTATTACAGTTGATGGGTACCGTGGTTTCGGCAGGGCAACGATTTGCCGCCATAGCTGACATGCAGGTCGGTGACGGCAACCAACAAGCAGCTGTTGGTACGACCATTGCTCTCTTAGAACGTGGTTCCAGAGTCATGTCAGCCATACATAAAAGATTGTATGTGGCGATGAAAAATGAATTTAAATTATTGGCAGGAGTTTTTAAAACTTATCTGCCTCAAGAGTATCCATATGATGTAGTAGGTGGACAAAGAAATATTAAAGTTGCAGATTTTGATGACAAGATAGATATCATACCTATTGCAGACCCAAATATCTTTTCTCAATCACAAAGAATATCAATGGCGCAAACAGAATTACAACTTGCACAATCAAATCCGCAAATGCACAACTTGTATGAAGCTTTTCATGCTATGTACACAGCGATTGGTGTAAAAAATATTGATAAAATTTTACCACCACCGCAACAACCTACTCCAATGGACCCTGCAACTGAAAATATTCTTGCAATGAGTGGAAAACCTTTCCAAGCTTTCAAAGGACAGGACCATCAAGCGCATATTACGACTCATTTAAACTTTATGGCGACTAATATTGCTAGAAATAGTCCTCCAGTAATGGGTGCATTAGAAAAAAACATATTTGAACACATATCTTTGATGGCACAAGAGCAATTAGAGGTAGAATTTAGAGAAGAAATTGCACAATTGATGCAAATGCAACAAATGGCGCAACAAAATCCAATGTTACAACAAGATCCGCAATATCAACAGCAGATTATGCAGATGTCTATGAATTTAGAGTCTAGAAAAGCAAAATTAATTGCAGAAATGACTGGAGAATTCAAAGATGAAGAAAATAAAATTATGGGTGAGTACGGTGGAGACCCAATTGCTAAATTAAAAGCAAGAGAACTTGATTTACGGGCTATGGACGACTCTGCAAAACGTGAACAAGAAGAAGAAAAGATTAATTTAGATAAATCTAAACAATTAATGGGTCAACAACAATTTGATGAGAAATTACAACAAAACGAAGAATTAGCAGAATTAAGAGCTGATACATCGCTAGAAAAAACACAGATGGGAATTGATGCAAAAATGGTCAATGACATGATGAAACAAACAGATGTTAGGATCTTGAAAGGTCCTAAAAGATAGTATAAGGAGAATATATGAAAAAAAATAAAAACCAAAACGTTACTCCTGAGTTAGGTGCAGACAAAGACGGTATGAAACAAGGTGGTGTAGTTATAGAATCTACTAATCCATTTGAATCACAAACTGTTGAAGTTAAAGGCACTAAAAGACTTAGAGCTGACAAAAAACCTGTAAAGGCTACTTGGTACTAACATGTGGTTCTCGGCAATTAAATTAGCCGTTTCTGCTGGTAGTAAAATTTACGCTAACAAACAGAAATCAAAAATAGCTATGTCTGATGCACAGTTATTGCATGCAGAACGACAAGCACGAGGTGAGGAAGCTTACCAAGGAAAATTGTTAGAAGCACGTCAAAACGATTATAAGGACGAATTTGTTCTTGTAATATTGTCGGCCCCTATAATTGTGCTCGCTTGGGGAGTCTTTTCAGACAATCCAGCAGCGATGGAAAAAGTACAGGTTTTCTTCAAACATTTTGCAGAACTGCCGACCTGGTTTTCTACATTATGGATCCTTGTAGTTGGTAGTATTTTTGGTATAAAGGGTACACAAATATTTAAAAACGGCGGTAAAAAATAATGAGCAAAAAATCTAGAAAACGAAATAAAAAAATTCTTTCAGCACTTTTATTAGGTGGGTTAGGATTAGCTGCGGCTAATAAAAAAGGAAAAGCTTCTACAAACGCAGATGCAGTAAAAGCAATGACATCAAATGATGCGTATTCAGATAATACAATGCCATCAAACTTGTCAAAAAATATGGGTATGAAAAGAACAAGAAGAGATTCGGTTCTTGCTAGTCCTGTAATAAATAAAATGGATACTTCAGAAGTTACTATACCAGACAACTATTTTAAAAAACCATCAAGAGTAGTAAGAGAACCTGTTACTTATTCATCAC